CGAATTCCGTTTGAGGATGAAAATCCCAAATAGATATCCGGGGTCAATTTGATTACCCTCCCAACTCCTTAATTGATTAGGAGATGGGATAATGAATAAAGTCTTGGACATGCGTTTTACCAAGAGTCTCATTAAAAAGTTTGGCCTAAGCATTCGCCGATTGGCCTCTTTCCCTGATGGGCTTGGTAAGACGCGTGTCATTGCAATTTCAGATTGAATAACGCAAAACACCCTCCTCCCGCTTCACAATGTCATGTTTCAGTGTCTCAAGAAATTGAGAACTGATTATACATTCGATCAGAAGCGATCCATTGACCAGGCAAAAGCTTGATACAATAGTGGGAAAAAGGTTTACTGCTATGACTTGACAGCAGCAACTGATCGTTTACCAGTATCACTTCAGATACTGGTATTACACTTATGCGGACTGAGTAGTAAAGGCTGTGAGGCCTGAGCTGAAGTCATAGTTGGGGAAGGGTTCCGACTCCCGAGAGGTGAAGTAATTTATTACAACACCGGTCAAGGGATAGGACTTTATTCCTCCTGATCTTCACTCGCCTACACGCATCACATACTAGTCCGCCTAGCGGCTAAATTATGTGGTTACAATCACTTCAATGAATATATGATTCTTGGAGATGATGTAGCCATCGCTAACTGTCGCGTCGCTGAAGTATATGTGTCTCTCATTGACAAATTAGGCATAGATATTAGCCTTCCAAAATCAGTCCTTCCGAGGAATGGACATGATTCTTGAGAATTTGCTTCTAAACTATGTGTCAATGGAGTCGATGTATCACCTTTGCCAATGGGCCTTTTATTGAATAATTCTATCCCTGATCTTATTACGTTCAGGAGTGAGTTATTTCTTAAAATACGCTCATTGCATGTGTCAGACTGTTTTCAACGACTGTTGGGAGCCATGGCCCCTAGGGAGATTAATCCTAGGGTAGTAAGTACAAAGACCCTTACCTACGGTCAATCCTTTTCTGGGTTATCAAACCTATCGGATTTGCTTGTAGTAACGGGAATACACCTTGGTCTTTCTATAATTAAAAGTTATAAGAAAGATCCAAGAGGACAATATCTCAACAATGTTGAGGGCAGGAATAATCCTTCACCCTCTCTAGAGATCGATGATTTGTCTATGTATTTATCTACTACAAGGCTTAGCTTCTGGCAAGAGTTAGAACTCAAGATGCGCAAAGCCGCGACAGGCCTTTACAAACAAGGGGCCGCTAATGTTTACAAGTATGCATGGGATCATAATGAATTGATCTCCATGTGGACGAGAAAAGCAATAGGTGTTAAGTTAACAGAAGAAGAAAAAAGGATATTCAGTACATGATCTGAGCTAGGTATTCTCGCTGCAAGGCCATTTATGGCTGCAGAGACGAAACTTTGCGATGAATTGGAAAAGTATTACTTGTCTTTCTGTGACAACAGTAGGTTGGTGCCCCTAAGTGGGATTAGACTCAAGCCTCTCTTTATGAAAGGTGGACATAGTGTCCTTGAGTTTCCGCTAGACTTCCTAGGCGAGATTATAATCTTAAGCCGTGGACCTATAGCCCTAGTCTCGAAAGACAAAGGGATTATAAGGTCTTCCGGCATGCCGGGAGTCCTCTCTGTTGAGAGGGCCTTTTGGGATCTTATCCTGGTACGTACCTTGAAGAAGGATTTCGTACCTCCCCTATTAAGGGTTGATGGAAAGGTCTTAAAAGGTATACCACTAGCGAAACCATGGGTAAAGCGTAATGTTCTCAAGAAGACGAAGTCTTCGAAGAGGCGTACGTTAAGCACATCCACTTAAATCGTTTACATCGCCCAGTATTAATACTGAGTGCGACTCCATATCCTATATCTTAGATGATATAGGGTAATCGAACGGAACCACTAGCCGGACTGAAGGAATAACACCAAGTGAGGACTTAGAGTAATAACTCTAAGTCTGTTCACTGATTTGATCACAGTGATCCACCTTGGAACCTACGAAGGCC